ATATAATGCTAAACGTGCTTCAATCATATTTATTTTTTGTATAGACCTTCTGCTTTAACGATTTGCGATGCCTGTATCATTTTAACCCCGCGTTCTTTCATTACCTTTTTGACAATAGCAGCGCGTGTCGCACGTCCTCCACCAGTAACTGCTTTTGTCACCGCTTTCTCCGCAGCTTTAATTACCTTCGGGGCATTCTCTTTAACGGCTTTTTGAATAGCGGCCTTGCCTTTACGAACAAGAGGCTTAGTCGCTTCAATTGCGTCGTCTAAAACGTTCCCACCAACCTTTGAAACCTTACCCAAACCAAGTGCCTTCTTGCCTTCTTTTATAGCCACAGGAGCAGCAGCCTTAGCAACCTTACCTAAAAATTTGCCAAAATTAAATGAACCGCCATATTGCTTTTTACCTAGCCCAGTCATTAAAGGTAATGCGATTGGTGCTACTTTTTTAGCAAGGTCAGCAATATCTTTATAATCCTTCTTAAAAGTATCCCAAAAGTTTCCGCCACTAATAGCGTCGGCACAAGCTTTGCGTTTATCGGTCATAGATGCTTTCCGACCTAGCCCTGTAAGCAACTTTAGAGCAGAAGGGGCGATTTTTTTTGCTAAAGATGCTAAAGACTTAAAGATATTGCCCCCCGTTTGTTTTCTACCAACGCGCCGAGTAGTTGTTCCTGAACCCGACATTGCCTTTGCGGCTAGAGCTGCTACTGGGGCGATAGTAGAAACAGTTTCAGCAACTTTCTTACCAGTATCCATCACGCCATCGAAACCTTTTTTAAAATCTTTATAGAAACTTCCACCGACAGCTCCATCTACTTCAGCCATCGTTCCTCTTGAGTTGCCTTTATAAACTGCTAAAGCAGCCTTCATATTAGCTGGAGGATACGCTGGACTGTTGCCATTAAGAATAAATTTTCTGTTTGCTCCACCGCCAGTCATTGTGCCTGTTCCACTACAGCTACGAGAATAGTCACGACCGATATTAGGAGTGTTGGAAATACCTTGAGCGTCGTGAAAGCCACTCATTCTATAACCCATAGGACTTGGGTGATACTGATGTCTGTTGTGCCATAGCATATCTTCATCTAATTCTTTAATACGAGAAACCAAGTCTCGGTTATACGCAGTATTATAAGTAATGTTCGCTTGAGGCATATACTTTATACATTACCGCAACATATTAATTCAGTAATGTTACTAAATGAATATGTTTCCTATACTGTTCTTCTTAATATTTTCAATCTACAAGAGCATTTTAACAAAGGCTCTTCATACCCCCAGATGTGACGCCTCCAGAGGTTACACCTCCCGAAGATACTCCACCTAGCCGCTTACAAGCAGCACGAACGATTCCGTGAAGAGGCATATTCAACATATTTCCGCCAACCATACGCTTTATTTCTGCGGATTTCATTGAGGAAGCTTGTTGTCTGCTCTTAGCATTTAGAACCATATCCTTAGTTAATAAACCTTGGTACACTGCTGAAACACCTTGCTGAGTAACAAAAATGCCACTATTAACAGTAATAACACAAATTTCGGGATTAATAGCAGCACCCCCTGTAGGCTCTAAGGTATTAGATACCCCAACTTGAAAACTTAGGTTAAAATTCCCAATTGAAGAGCTAGAAATGTAGTCAGGCAATGATAAATCGTAGGCTGGGTCAAGAATGAGGAGAGAACCATTGGTATTAATTTCATCCCCGACACCGTTAGTAGTAGAAGCTTTACTGGCTAATCCACTAAAAGAAGCCCAACTTTGACTAGAGCCATTCTTTACAGACATACGCCACAAATCGTAAGCAGATGCTGACGATAAAAGTCCAGATTGGTTGTTTAGATTTAAACTAATGTTGTTAATAGTCAAAAAGGCGCTTGCGTCCTGTATTGTTTGCGAGTTCATTGGCTTTCTAACATTAATAATGATTAGGTCAGGTATAGAATTAATTTGTAAATTGCTTGATGTTAGTGTCGCTGCGCCTTGGGCCGCGATAGATGTTGTGTTAGCACTGGAAGTTAGGTAGCGGGGAAAATCCATATAGGGAACGACGTTCTTCGTTTCAATAAGGTCAGAAGGCTGTGTGGATAAAAACTTAAACAGAAGAGATGGACTGCTAGGAATATTTTGTGTTCCAATCGCACCAGAAGCAGTAAATCCATTAGGATTAGAAGCTGTGCCTAAACTAATCGTTCTAATGTAATCATTCGCTGTAGAAAATAGACGCTTACACGTAGCGTCCATATTAAAAGTAAATGAAATTGCGTTTAGACCTAAAATTCCTTGCTGGTTATATTCCGCATCTCCGTATATAAAAGGAGACAGGAACAGAGGCTCAGCAACGACCGTGCTGAACTCAATAACCCAAGTATCATTCGCATTCACAGCAATAGGGCTACTGTCGGTAGCTCCAGAAACGCCATCAGTTCTGGTAATTACAATGTTAGCGGGGTGTGCCCCTCTGGGATTTAATTCAGTATCGTATGATGTATTTGCATATCCAGCAAGAGCATTGTTATTTGCTCCTAAACCGTCAGCAAATCGGGCATATGCTTGGTCGGGTAACGCAGGAGTCGTTGATGAATAACGATACAACTCACGAGTGCTATTCATTTGTAGCAAAGATGGTAAAACATCTTGAAGATTGATAGATACAGTTGTATTATTTATACTTGCTGTCGCAGTAGTCATCAGCGCCGCCAATGGAAAGGCTTGAAGAGCATCTGTAACACCATAGTCAAACACCTTAGCCCCGACAGCAACCGCCCCAGGGTTTCCAGCACCTAATGAATTTCCCGCAGTCATAGTAAAAGAGATGCCAGAATTTATTAACACATCTCTGCCAATAACAACGTTTTCACTTGGCGGAGTTACCGAAAAAATAAGCGAAGAATTAGAAGCACTTGTCGCGTTTATCGCTTGAAACGTAGTCTGGGAGGCTCCAGATTTGACGGCAAAGTCAATATCGGAAGTTATATCCCCGATGACACTGTCACGAACTAAAGTTGTGTGTATATCACTCATTATATAATAATAAGAAGAAATTATTATATAGGTATTGTGTCTAAAGAACTGTCTTTAAACTTGGGTATTTTGCCCTTTGCCAATATACGCCGACTTCTTTAAAAAAGCTACTTTCATCGTGACACATTCGCCCGAATTTATATTAAATGGAATCAGTTCTCCAAATTTGTTCCTCCAGAAAATATTCAAATCAATGTTAAAAAGAGGACGATTACCATACAAAGTAATCAGTCGGTATTCACTGGTAGGATTATACACAATATTCGGCTTGTATTGGCCTGAATCACTCACTAAATCTGTGATAATATTAGCAAAATCAGAGTTATTTCCTCCTAAAACAACCTCTTGATTATTGTTAAAAATTAAAGGCGTGGATACTTGATTGGCTTGGATTGGCAAAGTATTTGATGTAAATACGATGGCTGTAATTGGTGAGAAATTAGCAATCGTAGAACTATCTTGATACACTTTAACAGCTCTATATGTCGCAGGGGTAGTTGCTGGTTCAGGGGTTATTGTGTCTAAATCACTTGAGCCATTATTGCGTGGTTCAAACAAAAAGTTTTTCCCTAAAGTGACATTCTCATATCCTAAATATTTACACGGAAATGTAGGGAACAAACCAAACAACGGGGCGTTTAAATATATTTTGTAGGGTGTAGCTCCATTATTCGTGCCGAACACACTAAAATCAGAGTAAAGAATTGCTGTGTTACTTGTCGTATCCCAATTAAAAAAAGGAGCAAAAATATCATTTGCTATTTGAGTCCCTCCGCCATTACTAATAGCAGTTTTCAGTTGTGTAAAAGCTGTTTCTAAAGTGTTATTCATTAGGTCAATCAGCCACCCATAGTTGTAAATATTGTAGTAGCCAGTGTTATTATTCTGTAATCCATTTACGGTCGTGTTAGGTGCTGGTGGCAACCTCGCTGAGTTTGTTGAATGCTGCGGGATAAAATCAATATATGTTTGCCCCGAAGTAAATGTGGTTGATGTCCCCGGGTCAGTGTATTCCAAGGTGAAGCTGTATATTGTTTTGTTCCTATCATTTTGACTCGGTTGTATTGATGGAATAAACACAGGCAGACTTCCCGTTTCCATTGTAAAGCGTAAAATACTCAAATAGTAATCTTGTGGGTTACGAATAAAAGGCATTGTTCTTTGCTCGTTAAAGTAAAACTGGGGTGGCTTTGTCGTGGTGCTTTCAAAATTGGAAACTGTTATATCAAAATACAATTGGTCGGCACTAACAGCATTCAAAGCTTCGTTCAATTGAGACATCTATAAAATTAGACGACATTTAAATCTCCGATAGCCTAAACTAAACTATTCTATTAAATGGATATGCGTTGCCGTAGTTTAGTAAAAGTTCGTCACCCTCCTTAATTTTTCGGCTTTGCCTAATAGGCACTACATATCGGTCATCTTTTTTATAAATCCTTTGATTCGCAGCAAAGCGAACATTAGCTCTACGTTTTTCTATATCAGGGTGATTTTTATACGAGTTTATATATCGCCCCGCAAAATTACTAGGACTTTTGCTGTCTAAATATTGTGTATTATTAACCTTTAGCACATATGCTGAGTAAGGGTCAGGTTTAGACGTTATTTCCTTTGCTGAATAAAACGCAATTGGCGGCTTTTTGTTTTTGTTTTTTTGCGTTAAAGGAAAGTCACGTGTGGCAAAAAGACCCGTTCCAGCGTTCGGTATTTCACTATCTTTTAATTCTAAACCTTCCTTAATACGCATATGCTGCCAGCAATTCGGTAGCCGCTTACACGTGCGTCGTTGGCATTCTCTTCCACTTTCAGTAATTGCTTTACATTGAGGGCATACCATATTCTATACATACTGGTAAGATATAATATATATTTAATCTTCATCATCGGGGTCGTTCAATACATACGCCTCTTTGTCTGATACAACGCTCATAGGAAAACCTTTGTTAATACATACCCAGCGAGAGTTGAGTTTCTTGATGCGTTTGATTTGGTCTTTATCCAGTCCAAAGTAATTATCCAGCAAATATTTTATAGAGCGACCTCCTAGACCACTTGGAAAGATAACGACAGATTTACATTCATTCAATATACGTTTCGTAGCGTGACCGTCTGTAGCCAAATGACTCGTAAAGCAAATTTCAACTGAGAAGTGCCGTCCCTGCTCCAGGCAAGAGTTCAACACTTCCGCAACTTTCAATCTATAACGCTTATCAGTAAGACAATCAGTATCATCAAATATCACACAGCAATCTTTAAAATCCTTTGCTGAAATCTCTGTGGTAAGGAACTTCTCATTCATCTTCACCCGATTTAAACCTTTGATTTTATCAATGGAACTATCATCACTCAATGAGGAAATCAAAAACACTTCTCGCTTTGGATACAATTTCTTGTATTCATCAACATACATTTTCGTGTAAAATGATTTTCCTGACCCTGAAGCACCAGTAATATAGGTAATTGACCTTTCAATATTCTTATCCGGTATAGGCTGGAAATGTAAATTGGGTTTGTCTTTCAACTTCACATCACGAAATACGGCTCCACAAACATCAATAGATTTGTCGGTTAGATACAGCTTCTCCCACTTCTTCCTATCTTTTTCAGCATCATTCTTCAAATAAGCCAATACTCTACCTTTCTCTTCAAAGTTCATTCTATACTATCAATATAGATTATTATCCGAGCATATCCTTCAAAAATGCTCGGGAATGTTTGTTGATAATTTCACCAAAATAATCTATAAGTTCTTGTATCTTAAGAAAAGCATTGCTTTCGGTTATACCATCAAAAGTGCTAAACACCTTGTCTTTGATAGGCAGTTCAAATACATCACTCACTTGCTCTTTAATAAATTGTAGGTTCGCCTCTACATCTTCCCATTTTGCTTTACGGAAATCTTGCGTCAATAATTGTTCCAATATACCAAGTTCGTTGCGTATCTTGTTGGTATAACCTACTTGCGAGTTGAAGAACTCCACCAACTTCTCCATAGCAGGTAGGTTCTCCTTCTCACCGTCCATTTTAAGTGCGGAAAACAACCGCTTGAGTGCCTTGAAGGCATTGGTGCTTGAATAGTAATGTATCTCATCTTCATATTCTTCACAAATTTCATCTTTGGATTTCTCTACTACATTCGTGCCGTCCTTGTTCTTAATGCTATATATCTCGCTTACCTCTACGAACTGGTTGCCTACCTTCCCTAACAGGTCAATCTTCATACGGGTCTTATCCATCACCGCATCTTCCAAACATTTCTTTTTTCCATCAATCATTTTTATCCAACCACGCTTCACATCGGCAGGTTTCCAACGCAATATAAACAAATCTCTTATTAATTCAATAGCCTTCTTGCCTTTGGCTTTGCGTATGGCTCTTGCTTTGGACTTCGGTATAAGGTCTTTGTGTTCTTGTAAATATTCTTCAACAGAAGACGCAGAATAGTCACCTTGATAAATCAGCCTATCGTCCCAACCCGCCTTGAAATCAGTGATAAAGTAGTCAGGGTTGCTCTTTGCTTCATTGTAGGCTTTCTGGAGCATCTTGGCTATTCTTTGTGGAGTAGAACCTTTTATCTGTGTTTCAATGTCGTAATCGCTTCCATATTGTATTGCTCGTAATGACTGACTGCCGAGCAGCCGATATTTGCCGTCCAGAGAAAATGTCTTGATTAAATCCTCTGTTTCGTCATTCAACATTGTTATACTCCGTTCCTTCATTTGCTATACACTACAATAAGATTATTTATTGCTGTCTTTGTAATCAAAACCTTTAGCATCATTTGCTAAATCTCGTATTGACTATTTTTTGTAAAAAAAATTCTCGGTTCTTCCTTCTCAACTCGTACATATTTTCATCAAAATGTTAGATTGCGTTTGCTTCCACTTATTTTTATAGCACGACTTTATATGACTAATAAAGACCTAATAGACCAGTTGAAGAAAGAAGACATCTACCCTTTCTTGAAATCATATTACGAGAGCATCGGCAGAGCCAACCCGCCAGATTATCATTCTTATTCCTTGTTGGAGTTGAAGAAATGTTTAAAGTTGTTCCATATCCATCTTACACGGGAGAATTGCTTGACGAGTAGCCACACCATTGATGATAAGGGGTTATAGCCCATTGCTATACCACACAGCCCGAGCAAATCTTTGAAAGTCACCTGAGATAGAGCAAATAGCCCGAGCAAATCATTCTTGGAAAAAATCTCAACTCAATGAGATACGACCAAAACCGATGAGAACGCCTCACAGTTGAATATCTGCTAATGCTATTACTCACAGGGCGATGGAGTAGCACCAATACCATTTAAATATTTGAAAGAAGTTCAGCAAATATTTAAAATTCACCAGAGATAGAGCAAA